TGCTTTCATTCCTCTCCCTCCATTTGTAATGCTAGAATAAAACTAAGATATCCTATTATACTAGCTCCTGCTAGCTTAAGATATAGAGCAGGCTCAAATAGTAATGATATGCCTGTTAAGTATCCTAAACTGAATACTATTATAGATAAGACTCCTGAGTGCTTCATAGTATTAAGATTGAATTATTGTAACCATTGTTACCTGCACCTCCACAAAGACCATTGCATTCTAGCAAGCCATTAGAGTAACAGCCACATCCATCTATCATAGGTCTAAGGTCAGTATCTCTGTTAGTTGTACCGGTGAATATTGGATATAAAGCTCTGTTCTTAAGTAAGTATCTTATCAATCTCTGCTCAAAAAATGCAGCCTTTTGTGCATAGTGTTCCATACTGAATGCTATAGTACCTCTATCTACAGATGCTGAGTTATCTCCAAACTGAGTCTGCAATCCTTTGTTCTTTAGCTGTAGAGATAGACCAAATACAGCATCTTCAGCAGCTCTCCATGCTATAATAGGCTGTATGAATGTAACTAAAGTTTCCTCATCAGGATCTAATGTCTGAGCATTGTACTTAGTAAGCAAGTCATTATAGAATGTAGTGCCTAAGATAGGCATGATTCTTAGCTGAGCTTGAGTAGCTAAGTAGGGAGTGACATTATTTACATCTACATTTGCTGTTATAGGTGTGTTATTCTTTAGATAAGTTTCTGTTATAAAGTATAGCATCAGATTGTTGGTGTTGGTGTATCATTCAATGGAGGCAAAGATGCTAAGGCTCTAATTTCATTCTTAGACATATTTTCTAATACTTTAGCAGCTATTGTAGGATTCAATGTATTAAGTGCATCATTAGTCTTAGATGGATCTCCCTCAAGCTCTACTATTGCCTCGTTTATAATTTGATAATTATTGATTGTGAAATCTGCATCTATCTTAGCTATGAATAGTAACTCATTAAAGATATCTGCTACCATCTCTCTCAATGGCATAACAACATTCTTTTCAAATATGATGTAAGCCTGCTTAATATCTGAGCCATTACCTAATGATCCTGTAGTTCTGATTCCCATAAGTATAGGATCTATAGTGTGAGAGAAGCAAATCTGCTCAGTATTCAGCTGTGATGCCTCCTGGAATAGTTTATCATTACCATTAGTAGGTAGTGACTCTATCTTTGGTAGTTGGTCCTGTGAATTAGCAAAGAATGCCACAGCTTTACCTGCATTAGCAGCACCTTTCAATCTATCAATAGTATTTCTTATCATGTTCTTCTCCTCCTCACTTTGAGGCCTCTTAGGGAACATCATAGCAAAGCTAGGGAATACTGAATTTTGGATATTGCTTTTAGCAAAGTAGCTAAGTTCACCTGATAAGAAAGCAAAGTTTAGAGCTGAGGTGTACTGAGGTAATGGATAGAAATCCTGCCCAATACATTCTACTTCATATACAAATAGTTGCTCATAATCTCTACAGGTAGGAGTATATCTCCTTATCTCCTGTACTCCAATCCTAGATGACCAATCATCACAGATATAATATCTCTTACGGTCTAAGTTTACTCTAAGTTTTTCAGGGGATAGATTGACAATCTTTGTGAGCTTCATTTTGTCATCAAAGCACAGCTTAAAATAAACTCTATTGTGCAGTATCAGTTGCTGAGTTACAGCAGGTACTACTTTTTTTATGTTTAATTTTCTCTCTAATGTATATAGCTCTAGCTTATCCTGTGGAGTTAGTCTATCTGCTACTATATTAAATCCACCTCCTACAGCTGCATTCACTTTATACCCTACAATAGAGCCATGTAATGGACTAGAATAGAATATCTGATTGAGTAGCTCAGGAAATAAATTGTCCTGCCCAAATGGTATATATCCATTAGTCTGATTCCTACCATTTACATAGGGCAAAGTTAAATTTGCACCTCCAACCTTAAGGAATGGAGTAGAGAATGACTGATAACCCTCTACTATTTCATGCTTTACTGTTTTAAAAAAATCTTTTAATGCCATAATTATTCGTAAATTGATGAGACTATTGGGCCTGATACTACCATCCTGCCCTCTTCAATCACAACTCCTGTAGAGTTAGCAATAGTTGGAGGTGTGGTATATGACTCATAGATTTGATATGTATACTGTCCTTTTACTAGTTCCAAATCTACAGGCTCATCCAATAGAAACTGATTGAATCTTTCAGGATAAGCTGAGCTATCAGCAGTGTAGAATGTAATAGGTGCAGACAGCTTGTCCATTTCATTCTGAAAAACAAATAAATAATAAGGATTAGGTATATTACTTACCTCTGTTAGGGTAAGGATTATTTGATTGACCTCATCTTTTTTAATGTATATCATATAACTATATTATACTAAGGTCAAAAAATGTTTAAAAAAAAAGCTCTACAATATGCAGAGCTTTAATTATTAGGGTGTTAAATCTTATGTATTAGCAGCAATTTGACTAGAATTTATCTCCCAAGCCAAGTGGTCTGACTCCGCAATTAATGTAACGGAATATTTAGAACCATCAGCACGAGCTGTACCTGATCCCTCACCTACTGCAGATAATTGTAGATCTTCAAAGTACCAATACTTATCATTAGCATCTTGAACGATAGCAGATAAAAACTGCTGACCTGCTCCAAGTACATTGATAGCCTCTGACTTATCCTTATCTCTTCTTGAGAACATAAGAGTAATAGTCTGAGTAACAAATGTAGAGCCATTGATTAGATCTACTGCAGTCTCTTCTGTGAAACTACCTGTATTTCTATTGATTTCAAATGCTGTATAAATTGGGCTAGATGTTAGAGTAGTTACTTCCCATCCTGTAGGAGTAGCAGCAGTAACATTTACTTGCTCATTTAACCATATAAATTTAATACCTCCTGAGTTATTATCACAGGATTTAGTTATTGTTTGTAATGCTTCACAGCTCATCTTGTATGTTTTAAGTAAAGGGAGCTTTCACTCCCTTAGATTTATAAATTAGTTAATTAAGATGCTGAATTGTAGAATACAATTTCGTTACCATTAACATGAGTAAATCCTACTTTCATATTTGCACGAGTTCTGATTACAGGCTCAGCTACAGTATCAGCTAAATTGATAGCTCGTAATGCTTTACCATCACCTTCAGCATCAAATGCATAAATGAAATTAGAACGAGGTGAAGCTACGATTGTAGATAGACCAAGCATTCCAGGACAAAGTACCATCTTAATTCCTAAGTAAGTAAAGTCTAGAGCTTGTGTTAAGTTAGCTTGTGTATTAGATGCAGCAACAGCAGCACGATAAGCAGTAGCTACAGGTGAAGATACATATAATCTTAACTCCTCTTGATTAGCAATTACAGCAGCAGGAATTGCAGCATAAACTAAAGCCAATTTAGCAAGTACATTAGATGGTGTGATAGCTACAGGAGATCCTATTTCAATTACATTAGCTGAATCAGCTTCTAAAGACTTTTTATATCCATCACATAAAGCTAAAGCAGCAGTCTCTGATTCAGTATCACCTGACCATCGTAATTTCTCAATGTTCTCAGCGATTGTCTTAGACATCTCGTTCCAATAATAATCCATGAAAGATGCTACAGAGAAATCTCCGTTTGATCCTTTAGTCATTTGTAAAGATACAAAAGACTGCTCTAATTGGAATTGGCAAATCTCAGCCATTGCAGACAATCCACAAACATCAATCTCTACAGATGCAAGTTCATCAGTTGAAGAGTTCCATCCACAGTTCTCAGCTTGTAAAACTTGACCAAATACTACATTTGAGATTTTAGTCTTATACTTTACTCCTGGTAGTGTACGATAGTTGTCTACTACTTCCTCATTCAAATAAGCTCGGCTATAAAATGCCTCACTGTTAGCTTGTAATAATGCAGATGCATCAATGTCCAAGTCAAATTTTAATTTTCTACTCATTTTTTTTGTTTTTATTTATTAGTTATTGTTTAAAAATTTACTTACCATGCAGAATTTATCATGCTGTGATAACTTAGTAGCTTCTACTTCCACTACTTCCTCACCTTCAGACATTACTTCCTCCATATGATTTCTTAAATCAGCTATCATTGCAATGATTGCATTGATTTGCTCATCAATTACAGGTTGTACTATAGCCAAAATAGCTTCAGCATCAGCAGCAGGATCTATAGCCATCTCTTCTGTGGCAGGTGTCTCTGTAACTACTTCCTCTTCTACTACTGTCTCTAGTGCAATCTCTTCTGTCATTGCTTCTTCTTCAACAACAGGTGCATCTTTTATCTCAGTAACTTCTCCATCAACAACGATGTAGATCTTACCCTCGATTAGATGTTCTCCATCAGGTAACTTCATACTATATTTATTATTTAATTGATTACTTAGTTTTAAGCCTAGAAATCCCTCAATAGAGAATCCTATCTGCTCATTCTTTACTAGCTCATTATAGTAATCTTTATCAGTTACCTGAGCTGTTACCATTAATGTGCCTTTAGGTACTTCAATACCATAGCTAGAGTAGGCTTTGTCTTTCTTAGGATCTTCTACTATCCATGCCTCAAGTACATAAGCAGGTACAGTCTTATCAGTATCATGCTCTAGGTTAAAGACATTCCTATTAGATAGGTCTTGCATGAATTTAGAATGAATCTGCTCAATAGTCTCAGCTGTAAATTGTACATAGTACTCCTCATCATTCTCATCATTCCTGTATATCTCCATTGGAATCATGGCAGGTGCTACTACTCTATACTTCAGGTCATCTGAGAAAAACAATTTTTTGTGTTCATCAAATGCTAGCCCTTTGGTAATAATGGCAGGAGTTGAGGTAAAAGCTATCTGCTCAATCCCTAACTCTTCACCATCTGAGTACTCAGGATCTATAGTAATTTTATAGATTGGAATATCTTTAGTCATAACTATATTATATTTTTTTTATATTTGTTCAAAAATTAGAAATTATGATAAACATTTTCGGTAAAGAGATCCCATCTAAGATGGATGAGCTAACATTAGAGCAGTTCCAAAAGATATCTGCTATCCATAACAGTGATGAGTATGATACATTAGAGAAGCATTGTAAAGTCTTTGAGTATCTAGGTGTAACTGAGGAGGAGATGGATGTAGATTTTGACCTGTTCTTAGCTAATGTTAAAGAGTTCAATAATAATAACTATGATAAGAAAGATCCTGTTGAAGAGATAGAGATAGAGGGGTACACTTATAGAGCAGAAATGAAACTCTCAGTTAAAGATAGTAGGATTGTTGAAAAGATTGTAAAGAAAGATAATAAAGAATATATCTCAGATATTATGGCTCTAATGTTCAAACGAACTGACCTATCCAATACTGAGCATTATGATCCTGCACACTTGAAACACAAAGCTAAACTATTCAGCAAACTCAAAGCAGATATATCTATCCCTTACCTTACCTTTGTAACTTATAAAATAACTAACCATGCAGAATCTCAAGCTCCCAAAGAATTGGAATCAGATATCAGTGGAGCAGTTCCTGGAGATCAGGAGACTGAGTAGTGAAGATGGAATGTTCAACTATCAGATTGATGTACTTTCTGCTTTAACAGATAGCGATATCTCTGAATTTGAGGACCTAGATATTGATGAGCTAACAGTATTAACTGAGCAGATTAAATGGATTAATTCAGAGCCATCTAAGAGGTATAAGAATAAGCTAGATAAGTATGTGCTTAAGCCATTTACTAAGATTAGTCTAGGAGAATTTATAGACCTAGAGCATTACTTCTCTAATAACTACCTAGACCACTTCTGCCACATCTTAGCCTTGCTGTACCGGAGAACATCTAAGAATGTTTATGGTGATGATATTAGTGAGCCATACAATTACAGCCCATCAGATAGATTAGATTGGTTTTTAGATTACCCAATTACTGATGTTTATGGATTGATACCTGAGTATCTTAAATTTAGGGAGAACTTTACCAATACCTATACTAATCTATTAGTAGATGTAGTAGCTGATGATGAGGTGCTTGATGATGCCGAAGAAATTAAGGAGCAGAAGAGAGAACAGGAGAAACAAAAGTTTGCATGGGAATCTACTATCATGGCTCTATGCAATGATGACTTGAGCAAGTTCAATGACATCCTAGATATGTCAGCAGTCTTAGTCTTTAATATCTTAGGAATGAAAAAGACTTTAAACAGTTAAAGGATAATTAGGAGTAAATCCTGCAGGAGGATCTAGTGCATAGAATGTATATGTCAATCTCTGATCACTTTCTAATATTTCAGCTACTTCTAAGATAGGATAGTTCTGAGATATCCATTCTACATATTGACTATAAATTTCATTAGTAATACCTGCAGCTGCTAGTTCTCTAGTAAAGGTATTAACATAATCTCTAGGAGTAATTACTCCACCATTCCATAAGAAAGCACCGTTATTTAAAAAGATAAAGTAATACATAGCTACTATCTCTATCTCTAAGCTACCGAATCCTGTTACTTTAGCATTGATTCTAATAGACTCTACTAGTGTGCCATTGTTTTGTACAATATCATTTCTTAAGATTCTCTTTAAGATGTTAGCCATTCTCCTACGAGTAGGATACTTTACATTAAACTCACCTGTATTCTTATATGCCATAACTATATTATATCAATTAAGAAAATTGTTCAGGAATTTGGCAATTTGTCCATGACTTAATCACTACTGAGATATTCATCTGCCATCCTGCAGCATAGTCTAGCAAGTCATTATTTAATGGTATGAATGTAGGCTGTCCATCTATATCAAAGTCATAGTCATCACTAAATGTAAACTCTAAATATAGATCCTGGAGTATCTGCTGAGTATCACTTAGAATAGTTGTGATGTTAGCTCTATCCATCTGTATGATATCAAAGCAATATATCTCTAGATTAAAGGTAGTAACATTCTCATAAGGAGTGACTCCTGTAGGTACTACATAGATTATTGGATACTTCTCATCTATAGTAGCAAAGTTACCCATTTGCTCTTTAAAGTCTGAGCCTACTTTCTTTACTTGTAGGTGATTGTCATAGAATGCAATAATCTTATCTACGATTGATTGATAGCTTATCATAATACTGAATTTTGTTGAATGTTACTAATGTTATTCTGTGATGCTGTTATCTCAGTTTCAGATACTATAGCTGTTACTGTTATGTTATTAGGTGTTTCACCCCCTGCATTCACTTGGCTACCTGTATTAGCTTGACCAAATAATTGAGGACCTGCTGCAGGAGCTACTGCTGTTGTGGATTCCCCACCTCCTCCAATATTACCTGGAGTATCAGCAGATGGTGCAGAGCTTGATGTAAATTGAGTAGCTGCTATCTTAGCTATATTAGTTGCTGAGGTAATTGTTGCGAATGCTAGTGATGCTATACCTGCAGGATTAGGTACAGGACCTATAGCTATAGGAGCTGATGCTAGGGATGCTGTGATAGCTTTACCTGCATCAATAACAGCACCTGCTAATTGCATAGCTTTATTAATCTTAAATTGTTTTCTCATTATCTTCTCCTCTTCCTTACTACCTTTCTCTACTCCTTTTAATTTATTAGCTTGAACTAAACTAGTTATACCCTCTATAGCTCCTAATGTTTTTTCAGCAAATTCAAATCCCTTTTGAATAGTAGCAAATTGCTCAGCTCGTTTTGTAGCTTCATCTGCTTTTACTTTCTCTACTGTTGCAGTATCAATAGCATCTAGTTTAGTCTGAAACTCTGCTTTATACAAAAGATATAACTCATCATCTTCTTTTAGCTTTGCTGTCTTTGCTTCAAATGCTTGTTGTAATTGTAGCTTCTCAAATTCTGCTGCTGATGTAGATAGTCTTTGAATCTCTAAATATCTAGCATCTTCTGCAGCTATAGCATCTGCAATGGTTTTAGCATTTGCTTCTTTTTTCTTAGCATCATCCTCTGCTTTTTTAGCATCATCCTCTGCCTTATATTTATCAGTAATAGCTTTCTCTTGAATCTTCTGAGCCTCTACTAATGCAGTAGTATCATTCTTATATTTATTAGCCTCAGCAATCTTAATAGCATAAGCAGCCTTTAAATCATCTAGTTCTATTTGTTGAGCAGTTTTTGCAGAATCAGTTACTATCTTTCTAGCTTCAGCAATCTGTTGCATTGATGCCTTATCTGCTGCTGCATATTTCTCATTAGCTGCCTTTTGTTTAGCAGCTGCTTCAGATTGCTTTTTATCTTCAGCATCCGAATCAGCTTTAATATCAGTTAGCTTAGCTACTCTCTTATCAGAATACCCTTGCTTAATTAATTCAGTCTCTTCTCTTATCTGCTTCTTTAATTTCTTGATAGTCTCCTGATCAGCATCCTCACCTAGTTTCCTTTGAGCAGCTAGAGCCTTGTAAGCTGAATCTCTTCTCCTATCAGCTCCTTTTATCTGTACATTACTTTTTTCCTCTTCTAATTTAGTAGTATCTTTACCTGCTGCCTTAGCCTCAGCAATCTCTCTATTCAAATCTGCAGTCATTGATGCAGTTCGTTCCTTAGATGACTCTGTTACTTTCTCATTAGCTGCTAAAGTTCTAGCTGCATTATCCTCAGCAGCGAATGCTGTAAGTCCTAGCCAATCTGTAAGAGCTTTGAATCCTGCAATCAGAGCATTGATAGGCATCATCATTGCATTAATAACATCATCTAATACTCCAAATGATTTAAGTACTAGAGCTATTACAGCTATAATGGCTACTACTGCAGCTACTATTAAAAATATAGGATTCATTAAGATAGTCATTCCTAACTTTAAGAATGCACCTGACAAAGTCTTAGTCATATCTACCATGCCTTTCATTGACTTAGTGATATCAGTCTTATTGATACCACCTAATGCTGTAGCAAAAGTCTTAGACTTCTCTGCTGCCTCCTCAAAGTCCAATGACATTAACGAGTCTTTAATCCCTCCAAGTCCATTGCTTACCTGTTCAAACTTAGAGCCTGATGCAAAGACATTGACTGCATCATTAGCATCCTTAATCCTATCACTGAGTACACCTGCCTGTTGTGCAAGTGCAGTCATTTGAGCAGGATCAGTAGCACTGGCTATAGATCCCTTTAATTCTCTTAACTCAGCTTTCATCTGAGCTATGCCTTGTATCTTAAGTGGTATTACTACTTCATTCATATACTCTGATTTCTAGGGTGTTGTTATTAAGGTGTGAATCGTGATGGGATGCAGTAGGAGATTGCAGGTTGGTAGTATCTAGCTGAATAGAATTAATATCTTTTCTTTGTGATAATACTATACTATTAGCAACTACATTACTAAGCGTTACATAGGTTTTATCAGCAGTGAATGCTCCTGCAAGTGTTCCAAAATATACACCTACTGCTGACCTAGTCCATATTATAGGACCTATTGTATTCTCTAGCTCTATCACTGTAGGTGCTGAGGTGCTACTCTGACTAATCAAAGCTATGTACTTCTTATAGGTAGGTAGGATGTCACTCACTTCTCTACCATTCAATGTCTGAGTAATAGTCATGTTAGTAGTAGCTATACCATCAGTCTCTATGCTTAGACCATCTCCTACTACTAAGGCTCTAAGTCCATCACCTACCACATTGCCTGAGCCTAAAATAATAGAGTCATGGTTGTTAGTAGTGACATTAGTATTAGATCTATACTCTTGCATTATCCCTGCAATCTGACTGCCATTGCCTGGACCTACAGGAGTATCTGCTACACCAAAGAATGGAGGTAGGTCTATCTCAGTCTCTAAACTAATCAGCTCTACTTTTGTAGGCTGTAAATTATTAGCATTGTAATCTATAATCTTATTAATACTCCACCAACTATTGTCTATCCTTATCTTATCATTCAGGTCCATGTATTGGATGTCTACCTCATTGAGTAGAAAATAGGCACTCATTAGCTTACCACCATTTATCTGTGCTACTGTTCTCCTCCAATATTTATTGTATAGATTGTTGTTAGTGTTCTGAGCTACCTGATAGTAATAGTATTGACATTCTGCAAAGTTAATATCAAAGGTAGGATTAAAGGGATCAGCACCTCCAAAGTGTGAGAGGTATGGATAAAGTCCACCTGTAGATGTTACACCATCATATCCCCAAAGTATCTCTACATCATTAGCTGTAACCTGTCCATTATCATATAAGATTCTTAGATTAGTCTTAGGAGCTGCACCATTTAGTAATGGTAGGAATGCACCGAATGTTGTAGGCTGTACTGGAGTAGGTGAGAAGATAAGCTCTTTGACATCTATGCCTTTCACATATTCATTCTCAAAGGTTACTTCTACCTGTCCATAGATTTCCTTAGTGACATCAGTATAGACTGTATTAGGTGAGTCAGTATCTGCCTTGTATGTTAGTCTTAACTTTTTATTGTTAAGCTCAGGGATAAAGATAATAGACTGCTCTTTGTCTTTCATCAGCTTGTTAGTCCAATCTACAGCCTTACCTGAATCATAATACTCATCTCTATGCAATAAGATTAGATTGTTCTCATTGTTAGGATCAGCAGTAGCATAAAGATTGTACATCATAAAGATGCTCTTAATGTAATCCGATTGCTTAATCTTCTCAGGGATAAATGTATTCATGGTAGTTATACCACTGTTCAATGGGATGTTATCAGATGGTCTGATGGTGAGGTCAATGGATGTGATGTCTAGGATAATGCTAGGAGCATCTCCTGTAAAAGTATTTGTTGCATTTTTCCAAGAAATAGCATCATTTACATTAAAAAGTATTTGACCACTAACTACAGGTACTACCTTTACTCCTGCCTGTACTATCTGTATATCTGCTACATCTATGCCTCCTGTACCATTAGTAGTAGCATTGAAAGTAAATATCTCAGTAAAACTATAGGTACTACTAAAACTATTAGCAGGGAATGGACTACCTGATGTATAATTAGTTATTAAACCACTAGAGGAATTACAAATTGTATTTAATGCTCCATTTACCTCTACTGCAAAAAATGGCACATAAGCTACATTAGGAAAGGGACTTGTTCGTATATTTATAGCAGTAGTATTTTCTAATTGTACAGTGCCTGTTATAGTTGCTTGATATACATAAGATTCTCCTGAGCCTACACCTATCCATTGAGGAGTAGTGTATTCACCATTGGTAGGATCAAACAATGCTGCAGGATCTGATATCTCAGTCCATCCTGAATTAATATCAGTATTAAAAGATGGCTGTTGTGGATCAGAATATATTTTAGTAAAGTTAAATCCTGAGTTCTCTGCCACTACTTTATAATCATTCCAATCCACTACATTCTGATCACCATTGTATGGAATCAGTAGCTTATCAAAGTTACTATCTGCTAATCCATCCCAAGTATAACTATAGCCTGATGTAGCGAAGATTCTATCAAAGTAAGTCCGAGCATAGATAGCAGGCTTAAACCAATTAAACTGATATTGATTGTCTATATTGAATGGCATCACATACTTATAGCCATCTGCTAAAACATTATCAAAGCTATCAATCACTACATCAGGATCTACATAGTGATCTAAGTCTGAGAAATCTAAGTCAGTCAGATACTTGTTAGAGATGTCAGTAAAGAATGTACCTCTATCCTCTTTAATCAATACCTCATACTCCACCATCTGCTCATAAGCTCCGGTCACTTGTGACTTCTTTATGTTGGTGAGCTGAAGAGTAGCATTAGTCATAACAGGTATACCATCCTGAATAACATCACAGCTAGTGATTGTATTGATGTTGAATGTACCTGCTTGAATGTTTACATCATAGTAATGATTGAGCAGAGTATTGTTGTTGCTATTTCCTATAAGAGTAATGGTCTTAGAGAATGAGCCTGTTCTTTTAGATACATCTCTAATATCTCCCACACTAAAGTTCAGAGGGAATGATGTACCCTCTTTGACATCTAGGTAGCCTGTGCTAAGTTGTATCCTAACCATTGATTGGATCTTGCTGTGCTAACTTAATAGTCACCGATTGCTTAATAAGTTTCTTATTCTTTTGGCTGAATACTTCAAAGCCTGTAGCATCTACTAAACAGGCACAAAAAGTTATAGGATTTATATCTGTAGAATAGTAATATACTTGAGGGGATGTCAATAGCTCCTGAAATCTAGTAGCATCATCTTGTCCCATCCAATTAGTATTAAGGTCAAAGGTCTTAGTTACATTAGTGTTATAAGTTCTGAATCCTTTTTGCAAAGGAACTCCTACCCATTGACTTCCACTTACCTGTCCATCTATATGCTGATTGTATTGCTCTCTAGTTATCTGTCCTTTCTCATAGGTCCTTAATTGGAATGCAAAGGATTGCCATGATCCCATTCTATCTAAGTAGATAAGCTGTTGGTTGTTAATGGTACATCTGTCATCATAAGTGAAATAGTAAGGCTCAGATGTAAGACCGATATCACCAGTAATTGATACATAATAATCTTCAGTAACTGCTGCAGTAGGTCCTACAAAGACAGCATAAATGCCATCATTAGCAGGAGTAAATGAGGCACTGTCTAATAAGTTGTTATTCATATCATACCAATATACATCATAGTTATCTCCACCATATACTCTAAGGTTGTAATAGAATTTAGCATTTAAGAATGTAGTAGGAGTAAGAGCAGAAAAACCTAATTCAAGATGGTTAGTTGTTAATAATAAACCTTGAGGAGTATTACCTAAGAAATTAGCACTAGGGAATGTCGAAGCTTCATAAATGGTATTAGTCCAATAATTATAAGCCCCATTAAATACCTCCTTGTTAGTTATTAATGCATCATCTAATACCTGAGTCTTTCTCTGATCAGCATAAGTTACATTGCCATTGATAGTAGCATTAGTAACAGTATCCCATCGAGCATTGATTACAAAAAAGTTAGTATCAGCATATAATACTGTATGCAGTCCCTCTACTGTAGGATTAGCTACACCTCCATCTGCTTGAACAATTACTACTTGATCACCTAGCACAAAGCCATGAGCATTGAAATGTATTTCTACATCTCCTCCTCCACTTGACTGTAGGCTATTTGTATAGTCTATATTATCTATATACTCATAACCCAAATCTACATCATATTGATACCATGATTCTGAGCTGTTGTATGGTACTCCACTATAAATCCCTGACTCATCATATGTAACCAATGACTGCATCAGCATAGATATATCCTGCTCACCATACCCTGTACCGAATACAGGTAGCACTCTATATTGAGCTACTAAAGTAGCAGCAGTATGAGAGCCTGTAGCAGGATAGATACTAAAGATATACCTGAAGCCAGGCTCATTCTTATTAGTATTATCTATGATATACTTAATAGGATTATAAGCAGGCATCAGTTGCTGAGGCTGTGCTATGATTGTAGTACTAGGCATCTATTCTCCTTTCAGAGATTTTAACTCTTCATACATAGCAACAAGCTGTGCCTCTTTTTGAGCAATTAGTTCCTCTTGAGTAGGTCCTTCTACCTCTATAAAAACAACTTCAACAAGTCCGTTCTTATCATAAATTTCATTTCTTAGTTGTGTCATGATTATGCTGATATTAAATTTATATTCAGTGCAGAAAATAAGCCAGCTGTAGTTGTGCCAAGTGTAGATGGTGCAGTAGGAAAAGTTGTAGATACAGTTACAGTAATGTTAGCAGCACCAAAACTACCCGCAAGACCTGATATTGGTGTCAGTTCAACACCCGGTACTGTAGACACATTATTTAGAGCCGCATTTGCATAATACCCTAACCAATAAACTGTACCTGCTGTAAATGTATAAGATGCAGTATATGTCTTAGTTCCTGTTGTACTACAATCTAAGCTAGTGCTTTCTATTAATTTAGAACTAGGTACACCATTTAAATCAGAATATACAAGTATTCTTATTAATCCTCCAACAGTAAGAGTTGTTACACTCATTTGAAGACTTGAAACTGTTAAAGTATTTGCAGGGATAAAGGGACATAATACAATGACATTGGCAGGAGTAGTTGATGAAATACCTCCATTAGTACCTGTTGTTCTTAAATTATATGTCCTACCTGAAATAGGCTTAGTTAATATATGGACTCCACCTCCACCACCTACTACCAAATCTCCACTACCTAAAACAGAGTTACTATTAATAGTCTTTATATTCGTACCACTTACTAAAGGAGTTTGTAAGTTTACATTACCACTAGCTAATAATGATGCACTATTAATAGTAACTATGTCTGTACCACTTACTAAAGTAGGTTGTAATCCACTAACTGACTTTGTTACATAACCACCTGCCCCATCATCTTCAGCAATCTCTACTAAGTCAGTAGGTGCTATAGGTGTACCCTTTGCTGTTAATTGACTAATTTTTTTATTTGCCATTATATATATTTATTTATTGTGTTACTCTTTCATACAAGCCATCCTCAGTGAATCTGTTATCTCCATCCTCAGTTATTCTGTCATCACTAAACACAGGACCTGTGGTAGCTAGTAGCCATGCCTCCATCCAATTTGCATTGACTGTAGTATCTTGACCTAACTCTATCACTATGTCCTGGAGATAGTCAGTAGATGTAGATGGATCACCTCCTACTGCTGTTAATAAATCTTTCATTAAATCAGTAGAGGTAGCTAGGTCCACTCCATAGTAATCAGCTATCCCACTAAGGTAGTTACCATTGATGGTAGTGACTCCTAGATTATCTGCTATTTCTTTTAATGTATCACTCATAACTATATTACATTAGGATTCATTTTTGTTTAGAACGCATAGTAAGAGTCATCAGTATAATACTCCTGCCTGATGTAAGTGGTAGCATATCGGATAGCATCCATAGCATCATCATACAGCTTAACAGGCTCATCCATGATCTGATCACCTATCTTCTTCCACTTATAATTCTCATACTCTTTCATTATCTGCTTATCCTCCTGACAGAATACTCCGAATGTCTTAATGTTATCTATGCCTTTCTTTACTACCTTGTTAGCATTATGCACATCATACCCTGCAGTATTCATCTCGGCAATTATCTCAGGTCTTGAGTAATCTGCCATGATCTCTATATTCTTATCTACATTCAAGCTATCCATCTTCTCTATGAGCTGAGTAGTGGTGAGGTAGCTCTCATAGATAATCTTCTCAATGAAGATATCATTGTCACAGTAGTAGACTCTGACTAGAGCAGTAGGGTGATTGTATCCAAAGTCTAAGCCCATTACATACTTAACAAACTTAACAGGTCTATGAGCTATGAATGTCCAATTAGAATAGATGTTACTCTTAGAGATAGCTTTCTCCCCTAGAGCATATATCTGATACATTGCCTCATCAGTTCTCTTCAAGTCCTCTATCTGCTTTTTAATGCTATCAGGTAGGAATGGATTGTCTCGGTAGGTAGACTTGATTAGGATGCTCTCCTCAGTTGGTAGGTCATAGAGCCAGGAGGATGACTCAGATGGGTTATAATCAAAGATTAGCTTGTCTTCTGTTCTCATGTTAAGCTGAGTAAAGTCATCATAGAATAACTCATTAGCTTCATTGCACCATGCAACATCCCTTTTTCTACCCCTTATTTTCTGCTCATCATCTACACTAAAGAACTCCACAATAGATCCATTAGGGAATGAATAGATATGCTCTGACTTGTTATGATTGGTCACCTCATAGATATCCATGTCTTTCATGATCTCTAGAAAGTCCCTCATCACTGTAGCTCTTAGTGCAGGAAATGTCTTACGAATGATTGATACTACCTTATTCTTATTCTGATAGCAGTAGACTATTAGCATCTGACAAAGGCTGTAGGTCTTAGATGACCTACTCCCTCCTTCATTGATAATGAATCTTAGTGCAGGATCAGTGAGAGCTGCATAGTTCTTTTGAAATATAACTGTACTATCTATCTCCATTGGCATAAGCATAAGCATAGGCTAGCATCTCCATCTGCCTACTATCACTGATAATTGCTATTCTGTTTATCTTTACAGCTACTCCTTTCTTAGAATAGATGTAAGCTTCAACAGCTTGACACATCATTTCAATCCTTTGCACTAGTGATGATGTTAACTTTGATTTCAGAGATATCCTTGCCGTTGGTAGTGATGTCTGATTTCTCAGTTAGGTTGTTTAGTCTCTGAGTAATGGATGGATTGTATTGACCAACCATGCCACCACTGATTTGGTCGTTTCTGATTTCTCTCTTTATGTATGAACAGATAGTCCTATACTCAGAATATCTATTATCAGTGTTATCAAAATAATGGTGACAATCTGAGTAATTCTTATAGCAGAATATCTCAAAGCCCTCATTTGTCAAAGGCACTCTCAAAGGCTCTGCCACCATCTCTGCTGTCTTTTGTGATAGCACCCATTTATGTCTAGGATTAGCTAGAGTATATGCTCTATACTCCTCAAATATCTCCATCAGCTTCTCAGGAGTCTCTATTAGTTTAGTTCTACCCATTACCCTTGTCTATTGTATCTCTTATTATAATTCTTACTACTCTTCAGCTTAGAGGTCTTACTCTTAGCATGAACACCTGGTCTCTTTACCTTAGGCTTTCTAGTGAACGATACACTACTCTGCTTCTGTGCCATCTTCTGTATCTTCTACTACAGGCTCAGGAGTAGGTATAGGTCCTTTGACTGCTTTATATTTTATTACCTTAGGCTCAGATACTGTTGGCTCTTCAAACATATGCCCTAAGCCTATAGATTGAAAGAACTCAAATCTATCAGAAGATAATATGCATCTTTTTCCTTTGTGTGACACCTTAGTGCCAATGTACTCATCTTTAATTTTCATCTCTTAGTTGTTTTAAATCGTTTTTAATCTCTTGTATCCAATAATGAGCAGATGTTACAGGTATTCTAAAATATTCTGCCATTGCTCTAGCTGTACTGTATCCCTTATCAAAGTAAGTCTGAAATACTATCAGCTTAATTCTATCTGTAATTCTCCCTCTATAAGTCTCTATCACTGCCATGTTATCCTGATACTGCATATCATCTCTAATCTTATCCCACAAATCAGTATCATCATCCATCACTATCGGCATAGTACTATCTGTAGCTGTCACTCTCTCCTGTCTATTAGTTAGTGATGTACTCCATAGTATTTGCATCTTAATAGTGTTCAATAGATATGCTTTCACCTTACCAGGATCAGTCACCTCTATATCTATATTACATAAATATAAAAAAGAGTTATTTATTACAGCATCAGCTGAAATAGTAGACTTCATTCTTACTAGAAAATAGTTAGTATATTTCCTTATCTCTTTGTAGTGAGCTGATATGTAGTTATCAAGTATAGGTCTCATACCATTGCTTGAAATCCTTAAGCCATATCTTTCTCCTCACACTACCACAGAAACATTCCTTTTCATAACCAAGCAGGCTATCTTTAATTGCCTTGAGTTTTAATAAGTGAGTCTTATAGGATTGCTCTTTCTCAGGTAGACTGAAAACATATTGTATTATTACTTGCTCAGCTTCTGTAAACATTCCTGTAATATAAACGATAGTAATGCTACAATAGTTGCTTCAATAAAGGACCAGGTGCAAATTAATGTTAGCCAAAATGATATACATTTGATACAGGTAGCAGATGAATGTAGATACATTGCTAGAATGCTAGGCTTAAATTTGCTAAAGATTGAGTCAATCAGTAGCTGTAATGGCTCAAAGTTTACTATAAACCATGATATTGCGATATAGGTTAGTATGTTCATCTGCCAAAAATAACAAAGGCAGCCATAAGACTGCCTAAAAGTTATTAGTTTTTTAGATAATTTTTCCACCATTTGAGATAGAACTGCTCATTAACAGCCTTACCATTGGTGAATCTCCAAATGGAGCAGTAAGAGACTCCGATATCCTCAGCATAATGACTGAGCTTATATCTTTGGGTGAGCTTAGACTTGGTCTCTTTAATCATAAAGTCCTTAAGGCTCTGCCCCTTAGAAAGGGAGATCATCTGCAGGATTATCAGGTACATGAGCAGGAGCTACTGCAGTTGCAGTTAATAGATCTATCTTCCATAACTCTAATGAGTTGAAATGTTTATCCTGCCATTCTCTACCTCTCAGATTGAATGATGCCTCCACCTCTTCACCTACTCTGCAGCCATCTAGTAGAGATGTTTTATCTCCTGTAGCCTGTAGGGTGATGTATTGAGGATATTTGCCATCCTCTACTGTTATTACTACTTCTCTCTTAGAGAACTTCTCAGTAACTTGTACTGTCTCGCCTATCACTTTGATAAGTCCTTTCACTTTGTACTCATTCATATTATAGTTGTTATT